GTGAAAGAAGTCATCAACAAAGTGCTGAAAAACGATGCTAAAAAAGCATTTGATGCTGCCGCTTCTGCGCAGTTTGCACTGACACCGCTGGTAGTTACACCATCAGCAGGTACAGCAACCGATGCCGTGACATTGGCAACAGACGGCACACCGCCAGCAACCAACAACGTGGCAATGGGTAAAGACCATATCAAGGCCATCGTGGACGTTATGAAGGAACGCAACATTCCACCATACCAAAACGATGACTACTTTGCGCTAGGTCATCCATCCACTTTCCGCAAACTGAAAAATGACTTGGAAGCCGTGCATCAGTACGTGGAAACAGGTTTCACCATGATCATGAACGGTGAAATTGGTCGCTATGAAGGCGTGCGCTTTGTTGAGCAAACCAACGTTGCCAAGGAAACTTGGGCAAACGGCAAATCAAATTGGGCTTACTTCTTCGGTGAAGATACCGTGGCAGAAGGCATTGCCGTGCCGGAAGAAATCCGCGGCAAGATCCCAAGTGATTACGGTCGCTCAAAAGGTGTTGCATGGTACTACCTTGGCGGCTTCGGTCTGGTGCATACCCTGGCAGCACAAGCCCGTATCGTGAAATGGGGTTCAGCAACCTAACAAATAACCGCCTTCGGGCGGTTTTTTCATTCTTGGCTTATCGCGCCTACTCGCGCTGCCAAATAAAACCCTGTTAGAGAGGCTAACGGGGTAAAGGAAACTGAAATGACAGTAAAAAACAAAGCCTACGACCATCCAGCCTACCAAGTACCGGTTGTTTATTCATCCGGTACACCAGCAGGCGCAAATGGCGTTTCTCAAAAGTTTGCGGCATTTACCGCACAAAAACTTAAATCCGTTACTTTGGGCGTGAATATCGCTAGTACATCAGCGACACAACCGCTTTTGTACACTAAGAGTGGCACAGCAACCGCAACTGCAACCTTGTCTGCAATCACTTCTGCAGCCATTACACCTAAAAACAATGCGCTGAATATTACCTTGGCGCAAGGTGATCAGTTCTGGGTGGCACATGGTACTGACGCATCTATTGCCTTATCAGTGGCAGTAGAAACTTACGTTGTGCCAGGTTCAGACTTGACAGCTTAACGCTGACATAGTTAAACGAAGGGGCGGCAATGTGTCGCCCTTTCTTTTAGGAACTATTATGGTCTGGGATATTAACGCACCACAAGGTAATGAAGCAGCAAAGGTTAAGTGGGATATTGTTGAATACACCGCAGGTCGCGGCCTAGATTTAGGTTGCGGTCTATTCAAGACTTTCCCTCATTTTATTGGTGTCGATAACGGGCATCATTGGGGCAATCAAGGTGTCGATGTAATGGTCGATACCTGCGAGGATTTAAGCATTTTTGCTGATAACAGCATGGACTTCGTGTTTTCAAGCCATCTGTTAGAGCATATTACAGATTACGAGGCGGCACTGAAAGAATGGTGGCGCGTCATCAAGCAGGACGGGCATTTAATCCTGTACCTGCCGCATAAAGAGTATTACCCGAATATCGGACAGCCTGGCGCTAATCCAGATCATAAAAATGACTTTGTGCCGGAAGATATTAAAAAGGCTATGCTAAAACTTACAGGCAACTGGTCGTTATTAGTCAATGAAGAACGCAATGCCGGTAATGAATACAGCTTTTTTCAGGTTTACAGGAAAAGCGGCACAGGAAAAGGCGACTTTAGTAAGCTAAATGTATTAAAAACACGGGCTAAACCACAGGCCGCAGTTTGCAGGTACGGCGCTTATGGTGACGCAATCCAAGCATCCAGTGTGATTGCCGGACTGAAACGGCTAGGCTATCACGTCACGTTCTATACCGGCAAGCAAGGCTATGAAGTGACCAAGCATGATCCGCATATTGATAAGTTCGTGGTGCAGGGTGACGACCAAGTACCGAACCATGAATTAGGCCAATTCTGGGCGCACCTTGCCAAGAAGTATGACAAGTTCGTAAACCTGTCTGAATCGGTAGAGCGTAGCTTGCTGGCCTTGCCAAATAGCACGCCTTATAACTGGTCGCAGGAAATGCGCCACAAGTATTTGAACCACAATTACCTAGAGTTCCAGCATGACATAGCGGATATTAAATACACCGCATACATGCAGTTATTTTACCCATCCGATGATGAAAAAGCCTGGGCGAAAAAGCAGTATGAAGTGCTGGATGGATATACCGTGTTGTGGTCATTATCCGGTTCTGCCGTACACAAAGTTTATCCGTGGATGGATGACGTGATTGCTAAGTTGTTGCTATCTGACCCCAAACTAAAAGTGGTACTGGTAGGCGGTGCAGATGAAAGCATGCTGCAGCAAGGGTGGGAAGGTGAAACCAGAGTAGTGCAGCGTGCCGGTGCATGGACAATGCGGCAATCTATGGCCTTTGCGCAGGTAGCGGATATGGTGATCGGTTCTGAAACCGGTTTACTTAATGCAGTGGCGTTTGAATTGACTGCCAAGATCGTACTGTTATCGCACAGTTCCGAGCATAACCTGACCCGTGATTGGGAAAACACGATTGCGCTAGAGCCTGAACACACGCCATGTTACCCATGCCACCAGATGCACTACTCGTTTGATACCTGTACGCAATATGGATCGTCCGGCGTGGCTTTGTGCCAGGCTAATATCAGCGCTGAACGTGTAATACAGGCTTTTTATAACCTTGAAGGAATACTCGCATGAAAAACGATAACGACACATTGAAACAGTCTGATGCAGGCATTACCGGCGGCACAAATGGTTCGCTAGGTGGCGCAGGCAAGTCAGACCTTGAAAACGGCTACATCAAAGACGTGCCAGCCGTGCAAGACAATCCATTTGGGCTTGGTTTATTCCGGCCTGAAAAAGAAGGCGGCTTTGTAGGTCGCCCAGAAGGTTGGGAGCGTTAAGCAGCACTACTTTAATTAATCAGGAGCAATCAGCATGAAAAACTATCCAAGACCAGACGGCACTGGCGTTGTACAAGGTGACAGCAAACCAATGCCGGATCGTGGCGTGAATACCGGTGTCACTGATACCTACGGCAGCAATCTCGACCAAGGGTATGACAACGGTGGCAGCATCAAATCCAGCACACAAAGCGATAAGTGCGAAAAAAGCGACTAATCGCCAGCAATGCTAACTTTTCAATCACATGGAGTAAACAACATCATGGCAAGCAATAATCGTAGTCAAGCACCAAAAGCAGACAAGGCAGCGCCGGTAGCAAAAGTAGATAAGGCGGCAGCACCAGCCAGCCAAACCGGTTTAGTGAACACAAAACCGGCAAAAGGTGCAGTGACCTTAGACCGCAGCAAAAAATTCTATGACGTATTCGGCGGCAACGGCGCTAAGTTTGAGCAGGACGGCAAGCTGTTCAACGCAGAAGGCCAGCAAGTCGATACCGAAGGCAATCTGGTTAAAGTCAAAGTCGCTGAAGTATCACCCACTACTGACGTTGGTAATGCAGACCCAAACGCGCTGACTTCCGGCAGTATAGATGCGGCAGGCAATTTTAAAGGCGATGCTGATGGCGGTAATCCTGATGCGGAAAAAACCGGCGTAAACAGCGAAGATGACCTGGCTGCATTGGGTGGTAAATAATCATGACCTTGCGCGAATTGCTGGCACTGGTGCGGAATGAACTGGATGATGCGGCAGGCAAGAAGTTATGGTCTGACGAAGAACTGATCGAGTACGCGGTAGATGCAGAAAATGAAGCCAGTATTCGCGCACGTTTGATTATTGATTCAACTACAGCGGCAGTTACACAGATTGCCGTGACTGCCGGTAATCCGGTATTAACACTGGATAGCCGTGTCGTTTTCATTCGCCGCGCCAAGTTAGCACTGGATGATATGCCTCTGGGTCGCGCCCAGATGCGAGATATGGATCGTTCTATTGTTGGATGGGAAACGGAAACCGGTACACCGGAACTGTTTATCACCGACTATGAAACCGGAAAAATACGGTTATATCGAAATCCAATCGTCAACGACACGTTAAAAATGACCGTGATACGCATGCCTTTGGTTGATATGAAGGCAATGGATGACACCCCTGAAATTAATGCACGCTATCACTGTAACTTACGCTACTGGATCATGCACCGTGCTTACATGAAGCAGGACACCGAAACCAAAGATGAAAAGAAGGCCAAGGAAAACTATGACCTGTTTGAATCAATCTTTGGCAAACGCAGTTCTGCCGTAGATGAAGAATGGATTGCACGCGAACAGATGGGCGATGATTTTAACGGGGTGTATTAATGAACACAAAATTCTACTTTAAAGATATGCCTTTAGATATTAAGTTCTTAACGGCATATAGTTTTTTCGCTTGGATTTATATTGTTTATTACTTCACTACCCTGGTGATTAAATACTATGGCTAACTTCAAAGCATTCCAAGGCTTGCGCAACAATGTAAGCGCAGAACGCTTTGCGGCTGGCGATTTGGCAGTGGCATCCAATGTTAATCTTGATAACAGCGGCAAACTGTTAAGCCGTGATGGTTATGTAAAGAAAATCACCGCAGCCGTGCATTCCCTATGGGCGCATGGCGATATTTGCCTGTATGTGCAGGGCGCGAACCTGAAACGATTAAATAGCGATTTAGCCAGTAGCGTGACGGTACGCAGCGATTTAAGCAGTGGCCTTGTCATGAGTTACAGTGAGGTTGACGGCAAGGTATATTACAGCAATAGTGCCCAGACCGGCATTTATACCAGTAACGGCAATCGTACATGGGGCATTGTGCCGCCGGTGTTTCAGCCGTTGGCTACCGCATCGTATGGCGATATGCACAGCGGTAAGTATCAGTATGCTTTAACCTATTTACGCGAAGATGGTCAGGAATCAGGTACGGGAATCGCTGACAAAATCGAG